GTAAAGATATCAAATGAACTCAAGAAATTACATTTCAAAATAAAAGAACTATCTAGGAGGAAAGAACTCTACTCACCAGCTACAATAGATCCCTCAGCGCCGTCCCTTATATGGCGAGATCTTCGTCGTGTGCGTATAAGACCTTTACGTTAGATACACTCTCTCAAATGTCCTAGAGCTTCCCCAGCTGTAATAGTTTCATCTTCAATCTTAACTTCAGCAACTGTAGTACCATCTTGCATGGACTGTCTTGGTGGAGGGTAATATGCACCCGGTTCAACCTGATCAGTCCACTCTTCATGTAACTCCTGTAGAAACTCGTTGAGACCTGGATACGTAACCTCTTCATGAACTTCTCTCCAGTGTTGATGAAATTGTTCTCGGTCTCGCTGTGCAGCGGTGTCTGGGTCAGATGGTAGAGAATCATCCACCCACTCAGGTGGTTGCCGGGTCCGGGTTGGCTCATAGACTAGGGTGTTCTCTTGATTTGTTTCATCATACCTCCACATAGGGATGCTTTGGTCAAGAAACGAAGGTGGTTTCACCTGTTCTCGCAACTCCTGAATGGTATCACACAACTCCAGATAGTCCCCCTCGGGGATATTCCCCGAGTTCTTGTCAACAAGCTCCATTATTTTATGAAAGAGATCCATTTTTATATATATTTATTACACATTACACATCAACTTAGGTTACATATCATAGGAAATAGCTCCAATCATATGTAATTTTTATGAAAGTACAGAAATATAAAATTAGTTACCGAACGCAACACCAGCCATACCATTTTTAATACGAAGAATGTTATAGTTCACGGCGTACACTCTATGAAGTGTGTTACCACCACTGGGGCTTGTAATAGTCAGTTTCGCATTATCGATGCGGGAGAAATTAAGGGTGCCAGTGGGTTGTTCCTTGCTCATAGTGAGACTGAATGGCCAACTGAAGGTTGGGACATCCTCGAGAATATCGTCGGGAAGATCTGTGCAGTGCATTTCGGGAACGATAGAGTGATGGTACTCAGGGGAGGTTCCCTCGAATAGAGCAGTACCGTTAATATACAGGGAAGACTTTCCGAATGTGAATTCAGAGTCCCAGTCGCTACCTGTAGCCTTACCAGAGACAAGGTGAATAGACTTGACTGGGTGGTTGAAATAGCTCAAATCGAACTCGGTATCGGTGTTGGTAGCTGGTTGATATTGGGTCTGAGTAATAAGAAGCTCATGTTCGGTATCTGTGAAGAACTTTCGTTCATCAGTGTCTAAATATATATAGTTACCCCACACCGCAGGTGTGGTACCGGGGGTGAAACCATCACGGCACCGAATCCTGATTTCCACATCATGATATTGGAGTGCTACGAGGGGTAGGCATTTTGTCCAGTCCTCGCAAAAGAAGAATGGGAGCAGGTAGTGATCCCCACCGTGGTTGGCCTTCTTGTGGTTTGTGGTAACCGTACAAGACGCTTTAGCTTGACTGTTACGCATGAGGGGGTTATGAACACCTTGGATGAAAAGGGAATCAAGATCGCTAACCTTTTGACCACCAATCCATAGACTTATTTCAGTGGGTCGCGCAGCATTTTGGGAGAACAGACCCGTGGTATTGTTTTGCACTGCCGCAATACCAGTGGCCTCAATCCAGATATAGCTTACGAGGTCACCCTTGGAGCGAATAGGAATAGAAATTTCATTGTTTGCAGCGAAGGTACCAATGTAATCCATACGCTCGGGCTTCATAGAAAAGTTGGTATAGCGCTGATACTTTTGACGAAAGAAACTCACTTGAGGCTGACCAGTGATGTACACATCCTGGGCACCTTTCGATACAAGGTCAATCAAAGCGGCAGACATTTTTACTAATAAAGTATATTAAAATTTACAGACATTAATTACACAATGGTAGTCTTCCAAGCACTTACATGGGAGACCAGAGACGGAGAAGATGAACATTTGATTAGTATTTTCGGTAAGTCTGAGGATGGGAAGTCTGTATGCCTTACGACAGCTTTTACACCTTATTTTTTTATAAAACTTCCGAGTGGTATTGATTCCCAAAAGGTTCAAAGAATTTATGATATTCTCTGTGACAAATGTAAAGACTCCCTTGTTGCCTATTCTCTGATGAAGTCCAAAGATGTTTGGGGTTTTCAAAACAATGAGGAGTTTGCATACATGAAAATTAATTTTAAGGATCTCCAGGCTCGCCGACTCGTAGATTCGTTTTTACGTAGACCACTTAATATGACTCCTGATCTATTTGAATTGTTTGGTGTGAGGACCGTCAAGGTATATGAATCAAATCTAGACCCTGTCCTGAGATTGATGCATAGAACAGGTATACAATCTACTGGATGGTTGGACACGGGTGGTAAGTGTGTTAGATCTCACTTAGCTAATGTGGACATTGACCTCTTCTGCAATGATTGGACTACATTGAAACCTGTTGTGAGAGATGATATTGCACCATTTGTGGTGGCATCTGTGGATATTGAATGTAACAGTTCTACTGGTAAATTTCCAGATCCAAATATCCCGGGTGATGCATGCTTCCAGATTGCAATTTCGCTCTGCAAGTTTGGTTCCGATGAACCATATGATAAGACTTGCCTGTGTTATAAAAAGACAGACCCAACATTAGAGGGTTGTGACATTCGTAGTTATCCAACTGAGAGGGAGATGTTGGAGGCTTTCCAAAAGTATATCCACAAGAAGGACATAGATATCATCACCGGTTGGAATATTTTTGGTTTTGATATGGAGTATATCTACAAACGTGCTCAGATTAATAGGTGTCACTATGACTTTTACAATTTGGGTAAACTCAAGGATACTAACTCTGAGCTTGTGATTAAGAAGCTCTCATCAAGTGCCCTAGGTGATAATCTTCTCAAACTTTTACCGATGAGTGGCCGATTTATTTTTGATCTATTCCATGAGGTTAAGAAGGGATACAAACTTGATAGTTACAAACTTGATAATGTTTCAAAGCTGTACCTCGGTGATCAAAAGATTGATATGGCACCTAAAGAGATGTTTGCTCGTTACAGGGAAGAGGACCCTGTAAAGTTGAGAGAAGTTGCAGAGTATTGTATCAAAGATACTCTCCTCCCACACCGACTCATGAAAAAGCTTTGTATTCTCCTGAACTTAGTTGAAATGGCAAAGGCAACGTGGGTTCCGGTGACATTCCTTGTTGAACGTGGTCAACAGATTAAGGTATTCTCTCAATTGACAAAGAAAGCGAGGGAACTTGGTTTCATGGTACCAACTATTCGATATGGTACTCTCCCAGAAGAACCCTACGAGGGTGCTACTGTATTGGACGCCCAAAAGGGTGCCTATTATACACCAATCACAGCACTTGATTTTGAAGCACTGTATCCATCTATCATGATGGCCCATAATCTGTGTTACTCTTCATATGTTATGGATGAGAAGAAGTACGGAAATGTACCAGGGGTTACATATGAAACTTTTAATATCGGTGATCGGGTGTATAAATTTGCACAAGATGTACCGAGTCTTCTCCCTAGTATTCTTTTGGAGTTGAAACAATTCCGAAAACAAGCCAAGAGGGATATGGCATCTGCTACTGGTTTTATGAAGGAGGTATACAATGGAAAACAGTTGGCCTATAAAGTTTCTATGAACTCTGTGTATGGTTTCACGGGTGCGGGTAAAGGTATCCTACCATGTGTTCCCATCGCTTCTACAACAACTTCTAAGGGTCGTAGTATGATTGAGGATACTAAGACGTATGTAGAAGCAAACTTCCCAGGTGCCAAGGTGAGGTACGGAGATACTGATTCAGTCATGGTTGAGTTTGACGTTGGAGATCGTAAGGGTGAGGAGGCCGTAGCCTATAGTTGGGAGGTGGGTGTGAGAGCTGCTGAGGAGTGTAGCGCCCTCTTCAAGAAACCAAATAACTTGGAACTTGAGAAGGTATATTGGCCCTATTTCCTCTACTCAAAGAAGCGTTATGCTGCGAAACTTTGGACAAAGGGTAAAGACGACAAGATGCATATGGATTACATTGATGTAAAGGGTCTCCAGCTCGTGAGACGCGATAACACACCCCACATGAGAGAGGTATGCAAGGAACTCCTTGATGTAATTCTCACTTCAAGTGACCCAGGACCCCCCAAGGAGTTGGCTAAAGAGAGGGCAATTGAGCTTCTCTCTGGTGATATATCAAATCAGAAGCTTACTTTGAGTCAAGGTCTCTCAGATTCATATAAGGTTGGTGGCAAAAGAGTTTCGGTTACAAGCCCTGAGAGTATCTATATCAATCAATCTCATGTTCAGGTTGTCGTAAAGATGAGAGATAGGAAACCTGGTTCGGAACCACAATCGGGTGACCGGGTTCCATATATCCTTACAAAGACTGGAGATTCCAAGGCTAAAGCTTTCGAGAAGGCGGAAGATCCACAATATGTTGAGGATAACAGTATACCAGTGGACTATCACTACTATTTCGTCAACAAATTTCTCAATCCAGTGTGTGATCTTTTAGATCCACTCTATGAGAACGTCAAGGAGGAAATTTTCGGGGATATCATAAATCAGCATAAACCTATCAAACCTAAGAGGGAACCAGCCCTCAGTACTATGAAGAAAGACGATCTTGTCGCTGAGTGTAAACGTCTCGGATTGGAAGAGAATGGTACATTAATAACTTTGAGAGCACGAATTAAGGAAGGTAGGTTAAAAAAAGAAGAATCTATTGAAGACCTATTTAAAAATTACAATCCTATGGAAAGTAAGGATGAGCATGTATGACAAAGTTGTAAATCTTATGGATGAAGAGTTGGAAGAGCGTATAAATGTTGTCGTGAATGAGTATGCCGAGAAGATTTCAAGGAAACATGGTATACCATTGGAGCAACTTTTAAAAGACATCCCCGAATCGTACATGATTACCACTTGTAAAGGTACTAAGAATAATGGACAGAGGTGCACCTTCAAAGCATCAGACAATGGGTATTGCCGACATCATGCTTTACAGGGGAAACGTATATGTCAAAGGACGTTTTCTTACTCAAGTCTACATAATCATGGTCCGGAGAAAATGTTTGTTAAGGGGTGCCCAGGTTGTGAATCTTCTAACGAGCTTATAGATTTGGGGGTCTAATGAAATAATGAGCAAAAACGATATTCTACTAACATCGATAAACAATTTTTACAACGAAGAAAAGAATAAATCTACACTACTTAACATTTTAGACAAATCAAGTGGTATATCTCTTCGTAATTTGGAATGGTTCATTACGAACTATGCCAAGAAGAATCATACTGCGTATCAAACCGGTGACGGTAAACTATTTACAGTTCATTGTGCCTATAAATCTAGTCTGAATGGATATAGTAAACAACTTTTTGATCCATTTTGTAGATCTCAAAAGTTTACATACATAGTTCCGGGTACATCTCATGAACTTCAAACGACTTTGGCGCAATTGAATTTCATCAAATGGTGTATCAAGAATAATATTATTGAATATATTAGTAATAATAAAGAAAGACTTTTTAGTAAGCAACCGACATGAAACCGTTTTCAAATACAAATGTTTGGTATCCTGTATAGTACATGTTTAACGAGAATGTCTCTGTTGTAATATCAATTATAGATGTATCTAATTTAACTTCAATATTGGTCTTTTCTGATTGTATCTGACTAAAATCCAAGTTTCCCGATGGTTCCACGTTCATCGGATTCAACGAGAAACTATATGTATATATATTCCTAAACGGCCTAGCTAATCTCTTTTGATACGGAATGAGATATTTATAATAATTATGATCAGTTTTAGTTATATTTGGAAGTCTACTCCCATTTATAAAGAAACTCGCTTCTGACATTAGGGGGAAGAAGAATGTATTTACACCCGCAAAATCTAGAGCTGAAGAGAAATTGAAACGATTTTGGTACAAACGTTCACCAGTTGTGCTAGGTACCGGAACTCCAATCGCATCACCTTCATTTTCAAACTTAGTATTTCTCAAAAACCAGTGAATACACTTCACAGGGATATTTGGAACGAGGTTGTTCTTAATTGTATCCCGACTAAGATCACTGACTATCACGGGGTGCTTACGAACGAGATCTGTTATGAACGTCTGTCTCTCAGACTTAAAAAAGTTCCTCTCTTCGGGACTCACGGTTATCTCCTCCGTGATGAGGTTAAATGATGGTAAAGTCACTGTGTTCGTCGTATCCGTAAAGAATGTTTGGTTGTGAAACTCAAACTCAAACTCTATCTTTTGTTTGCTAATTGCACATACCGGAAAATAAGGCCTATTTGGTTTATTTGAAGAATATTCATCACTCGCAAACTTCCTGGAAAAGAAAAAGTGAAGTGGAATGACAAGATCGGCACTTTTTCGGGCAACAGCTGGGTTTGTAGGTGCACCATCAAAACCAATGTTTCTATTAATAAGAAATCTATTTGCTACCTTTTCTGATATTTCTAGATAAAGTTCATCATATAGTATTCCCCAATCATCGTATATCTTCTCAACTTCAATGTCATCAACAAACATCGTTACACTTTTTAGGATATGCCTCCCCAGTTGATCCGCGTAATTACCATCACTTATACCCGGCATAGTTATGCTCAAGTACATATTACTCAAGAGGTCACCCATATTTCTTGGATTGAACTCAACTTTCATGATTTTGTTAAAAGGCCAATTTGGATCCGCGTTACCTGGTTTCCCAATATTGCGACTTCTGTGATACTTTCTAAAATCAGAATGATTCCGATCATCGGTATAATTAAAGAAGGATTCGTCTGGGTCTCTGGAAAGCAAGTATGTATCTTGCTTTCCAATAGCCTTTAGTGAAATTTTCGCAGCTTCACCCATACCTATCTATCTATTGTTTACATATTTTTAATATCTGTTTTCCACATATCAAGGTGACCTGTCTTTTTCATCACTTCAAGTTCCTCCTTTGCCTGTTTAGCTTCTTTGAGAAGGTCCTTAACAGATTCTTCTGTGTATTGCACAGTCTTGATATTGAGGAGATAGTCGTAGGTGCCACCGATCTTTGGGAACGTTTTGGAAAGTTCTTCCTCTAGGTCCTGCTTCTTGCGCTTGAACACCACAATGTGACCCTCTATGACCATGGTCACAAACTTGGATTTATACCCACACATAGTCGCCCTCGTTTCAAGAACCTTGATGAGGTGTGCCTTTCTCTTCACATAGTGATCTTCTCGGAGTTCAACAAAGTCTTTGAGAATCTCCTCGGGGCTGGAGTATTTATGAATACCCTTTGTGGGGTGGAAAAGGTGCATGTTTGATACACGGAACGTCTTCCTCAATTTGAGATCCTTGAGGAGATCTTTCCCTGTGTAGTCTGTAATTTCAAAATGAACATCCTCCGTTGTGGAATTATTCGTAAATCCACTAATCAACTTCTTTTCAACGAGATTGTCAAGATATTCCTTGTAATCTTGTGTCCAACGACCAGGTGGTAATTCAGTGACCACAATATTCATTCCCTTCCATTTCCATACACCTTCCATCATCCATGTATCATCCTCCTTGTGTACTTTCCCCTTGAACCCCCTGAACCAAGGTCTCATAGGTACTAGTTGTTTTCCATCTAGGATTCTCCCAATGTTATCCTTGATATCCTTGGGGTTGAAGGGTGGTACATAGCAACTGAAACCTGTACCAATTCCTTCTGTACCATTTACGAGAACCATAGGGATCGTTGGCATATAAAAGTCTGGTTCAATTGACCGTCCATCATCATCCAAATAGTTAAGAACCGCATCATCACGAGGATCAAAGATCTTCCGAGCTTGTTTTGTTAATTTGGTAAAGATATACCTCGTCTGGGATGCATCCTTACCACCCATGAGACGAGTACCAAACTGTCCACATGGTTCAAGGAGATTGATATTGTTTGAACCCATGTAATCATTGGCCAACTTCACAATCGTATCTGCGAGAGAAACTTCACCGTGGTGATAAGAACTCTTTTCTGCAACATACGCAGCCAATTGGGCCACCTTCATTTCATCTTTGAGATTCTTATGAAAACAGGCATACATAACTTTGCGTTGAGATGGTTTGAGACCATCAGCCATGTGTGCGATAGACCTCTTTAGGTCTGCAAGACTGAAATTGACCAAATCCTTGTGTACAAAGTTTGTGATGCTCAAGTTCTTGACACGCCCATATGCCACTTCAAGTTCACTAGGCTCTTTTGCAGTACTCTCTAAAAGCCATGTCTTTCTGTCATCAGCTTTCTTCTTATCAAAGGCGAGAATGATAGACTTGTCGGACATGATATCTGTGTCAAACTTCACAGTGAGATCTTGAATCTTTTTGAAATACTCCCGAGCCTCCGCAGAAGTGGAGGTACCGAGACCCTTATAGTACTTAATCTTCCACCCAGCTTGTCCAGTTCCATACCAGGTACGGAACGCTGAGTCTGTGTAAAAAGACTTTGATTGGGAACCCTTGGAGGCCTTAATGATTGGGGTCACCATAGAGACGATGAAACCCAATTCAAGGAGACTTGGCCAGAAGTAGTGGATCATATTGAGAATGAGACCCTTGATATGGGAGCCATCATTATCTGCATCCGTCATGATCATGAGCCGACCGTAACGAAGTTCGGAAACATTCTTGTAGACCTTCCCTTGTTGAAGTCCCAAAATCTTCTTGAGATCATTGAACTCTTGATTGGAGGTCAATTGTGACACAGATGCATCCCGGACATTCTTACACTTACCACGAAGTGGGAACACACCGTAGTGATCACGACCAACCACAGAGAGACCCGCAACTGCGAGAGTCTTCGCTGAATCACCCTCTGTCACAATGAGGGTACAATTTCCAGATAGTGCAGTACCAGCTTTGTTGGCATCATCCAATTTGGGAATACCAGCAATTTTAGATTTACGTGAACCATCTGTTTTCGCGAGTTCCTTCATCTCCTTAAACTTGGAGAGGGCCAATAGTTCATCTTGAATACCAGTCTTGAGAGCGTTCTTGACAAAAGTCTTGATAGGTTCAAACTTACTCCCAAAGTCTTGAGCCTTTGAGGTACACTCAGATTTGACCTGACTAGAGAACGTTGGATTCTCGAGGGTTGCCTTCACAAAAATGTTGAAGGTATTCTTCACTTGTTGAGGCTTCAATTTGATCTTCTTTGCCATCTCCTCGATGATACCATTGGCCAGATAAGAAGAAACGTGGTCCACGTGGGTACCACCCTTATTTGTGCATATACCATTGACAAACGACACCTGTTCAAGACCATTCTCGGATGGTCCGACACACACTGACCAACGATCGGTGGTAACTGAACACAGATCAGTTACACCTTCGTGCATCTTGGCATAGGCTTCAAATTGTATTTTTGGTAGGGCTTCACCTTGGAACTTTACCTTGCAGTTGGGGGTTGTACAGATGTTTGCATCCCAAACACGCTTCTCAAAAATCTTATAAATGTTGACATCCATTTGTTTCATCCCAAATCGTTTCCAATCTGGAACAAAAGTAATAGAGACTGAAGAAGTGGAGCCAGAATGTTTTGTAAGTTTTGGTGGGTGACAAGTGGTCATATTGTTACTCCACTTCTGAGTGTACATTTTTCCTGCTTCGTGATCTTTGATGATAATTGAGAATTCAGAGGAATAGATGTTAGTCAATTTGGCACCATACCCGTTACGACCACCAACAATACGCTTTTGGGTATCATCATAATTGGTACTTGTGAGAAGGTGTCCAAATGTGAGTTCTGGATTCCACAGACCCTCCTTTTCATGCATCTTGACACCAATGCCACCCAGAGGTCCATTGTTTTCAATCGTGACGGTACCAGTTTCCTTGTCTACAGACACTGAAATATTGGTAACACTTTTGGGGTGTAGAGAGTTCCGATCAATCGAGTTAACCAAAATCTCATCAAAAATCTTGAGTAAGGCGGGTGAGTAGGAGATATTCTTTTTTTGAAATTTTTCAGTTGTTTTGTTAAAAAGCCAGTACGATTCAGAACTTGTATCCACGGGACCTAAATAGGAATCAGGTCTCTTGAGGACATGCTCAATATGGGTGAGTTTTTCAATACTTTCACCCATTCTCTCTTTAATATTTATAGATTCATTTCTTTACTTAGGTTTACTTAAAATATTTCTATGTTTATACTAAATGTCTTCAAACAACAATCGTGGAAAGTTGAAAAAGTTGGAAAATGAACTTCGTACCATGAAGAAGAAACTTTTCAATGTTCAGAATAATTTACAACAACTTAATAACAATCTCAACACCAACTCTAACAAAAATAAGAATGTTACGACATGGATGCACGCTAATATGACAGCCACCAATAAGAAGAGTATAAAACCATCAAAGCGTGCCTATATTAAGAGTAATGTTAAGAACGGTAAGATTGTGACTGTATATAACAGAAATGGTTTGAAGACTTGGTTAGCTGGTGCTAATAATACGACTACGAACGCTAAGCGGTTAGGTCCTCTAACTCGTAAGCCATTCGGGTACAATAACATCAAGAAGTACCCCCCTAGACTTGTTGTCAAAATGAAGAAGTAATTTTTTTCAGTGTTACTTGTAGAAGATGTATCTCTATTTGATAGCTGCACTATTTGTGCTATTCTTAATGATGCAAAACAAGACACGTGGTATGAATAAGTCAATAGAAAAGTTGGTGAGACAATCAGCTCGCTACGCTACAGCCGCGCAACAAGATTCATCCCCTGTTATTGCTGTGCTTCACGCAAACTACGCAGTAGCGTATCTATATGCCCTCAAAGATATAGCCACTGAGTCTCAAATCCATAACGCCACTGGTATTGACGTAAAGAAGTTCAAGGAACATGTGACAAACGTCCAGGATATGGTAACCCGAAAGACCTCTGAGAAGTGCCCAGAGTTTGTTGGTGATGTTGACATTTACTTAGCCCAAATTGGGGGTGAAGCAGCAACCTAAGTGACCCCCATATATGTAAATATTCAAGTATAAAAATGCAAGTGATTCGTGACGCCTTATGGACTGTATGCCTCTCTGATGCGACGAAAATGAATCGCCTCAGAGAGCCAAATGACAAATGTTATCATCTTGCGGATGCTACATGGAAGATGAAGATGAGGTACAAGAAGATTGAGGATAGGAAAAGGGAAAACTCTCTAATTCTACTTGACGGTCCCCCTAAGGAGGTTGCACCTGACCAGAGAACAAACCATAAAATTTGTTGTGCGACGACAATGGCTGGAAAGCCGTGTAAATTCAAGGCTGTATGTGGAGACTATTGCAGGAAGCATAAAGTATCCTCAGTCGGAATGGGTAAGAAGGTTGATGTGAACAGCCTCTTGAGTCAATTAGATGGAATTAAAATCAGTAGCTAGTATATAAACGATGATGTTAGATCAGGAGACTCTTAGACCTGTAATAATAGCAATGGCACTTTACATTGCAATCAGTATTATCGTCCCTAAAATCGCGAAGAAGCCCACTGGTATTCAACCAGTAGATGATCTCGTAATGACTATCCTAGCCCAACAGGGTTCTCTAATGAGTGGTACCATCCTCATTGGTATCATTGTACTCGGTACCAATTACATTCAAGAGGAACTCCTGTAATATATTTTCCTTCCCCACAAGTTTCTTAGTATGTTCGTGATTCATATAACGTATTTGTTTGTCGTATGCATCCTGCATGAACTCCAAGAGTTGGTTAGGATTTGGTTTACCCCAAATCATCCCCTTTTTGAAAAGGAAGTCATCTCTCTCTAATTCTTGAAGTTCACATTCGATTGTATATGGTGTTTTCACATATTCAGGTGATCCACCAAAGTTTGTTATGATTACAGGTTTATCACGTAGGGCTGCCTCAACAGGACCCATACCTACCCCCTCAGATTTGGAGAAACTCACGTAGCAATCACATCTATCATGGAGTTTATCCATTTCTTCATCTGAGATGAGTCCATTTATTACTTCAACGTTTGGTAAATTTATCTGTACATCTTGGTTACATGTAGCCTTAACAACGAGCTTTACATTAGGTTTATTCAAACGCATGAAGGCTTCTAGGATTCCCCTAAAGTTCTTTCTATCGTCCATAATGTTTCCTATGTGGTAGAATGTATACGGTCTATCAGGGGGTGGAATGTGAGCGTGAATGATGTAAAAATCATTTCCAGGAAATTGCCGAGAAAGAACCTGTTTACAAAACACACTTGGTACCATGATATTTTTAGATTGTTCCATGATCAGACCATAGTCTTCGTGAACAGTTTCAGTTTCACATACAGTCATGAGTGCCATGTTTTTTACCCGAGTTTTTGCATACTTTATATAGTCAACATGAGATTTTACAGGTAACAGGAACATCAGACCATGTTCACTTTCGGGAAGTTCAGAGCCAATTACATGATATGAAGCATTTTCAAAAACTTTGGTATATTTGAACGCGTGTTGACCAATACCACTATTTAATTGTGGCCCCACTATGATCATATAGGTTTAAAGATAATCTTCCTTTTATATATATTACAATGGAGCCTATTCGAAAAGAAATTGAAGCTGAGATTAAACGCGCGCGTCTTGACAAGGGTCGTCTCTATGACCTCCTTCTAAAGATTATTGATTCCTCCGGTGGTGGTGGTGCCGGTACCCAGGGTCCAGCCGGTCCAGCCGGTCCAGCCGGTCCAGCCGGTCCAGTCGGTCCAGTCGGTCCAGCCGCCCCTTCAGGAGGCGCTAGCAGCAAGGCTGCTGCCCCTAAAGAGGATGAGAAACCCAATGTGGTGGTTAAAAATGAAGACAAATCTATCGCCAAGCCCGTGGTTAAGAAGAAGAAGACCAGCGCTTCTTCCACCTAGAGATGAGGTTATTCCAGTGATAATCCCTCTCTCTTTTAGATTTGGAATCCAGGACTAACGCAATCTTGAGTTCAGTTTCAACTAACAACTTTTCACTAAAGCCTTCACCATTGTCAACGTAAGCTCCACGTATTCTATCATATGCTGGGAGTTCATCATCGTTTTCAAATCTTTTAACAATCTCTTCACACATTTACTGATATTAATCACAATTTTTTAATACCAATAAATGAAATTAGGATGATCCCTTATTGACCCACCACATAAAACCTCCAAAAATAGCTGCTAAAAACGCTACAAGAACGCCAAATGAATACTTCTCCTTTGGTGGTTCTGGTGGTTTATCTGGTAACTTTTGTACATTTTGATTAAGTGTATCTATTTTGGTCAGTAGTTGTTGCAATGCTTGTAATATTTGTACTTCACGATTTTTAGGCTTTTCCTTAACATTTACTGTTGTAATTTCAAGAATCATATACCACTTTGAATCTGGGTGAAGTAAAACATAATCATTATCATCTTGATATTCGTATATTTTGAAATTGAGCTTCTTAATTGAAATGGGATTGAAATAGTTATCCTGTCTCGAAAATAATCTAGCTTGTTTATCACGGAGAACTGTGTGTGACGCGTGTGCAAAATGCCTTTCCAATGGAATCCGTGCTAAAACCTGTCCATGACGTTCGTCTAAAACCTGAGCAACTTTTGGTACATCTGGACATATAATATCCACATATTTTGCTATATTACTTGGATTAGTGGTCGGACTTGCTTCACCAATCTGTGTGATATAGAAATCAACCAATTTGACACCTAGAACCCGACTCATATCCTCAACGTGTGTATTTGATTCAAGTTGAAGATCTAGAGAAAATATATTGTTCGTACCAGTCACAAAGTTTGAATCAATCATTACATACTGTTTTTTCTTAGGTATATCGTCTAAAGACATTCTGAAGTATACTGATATAAAAAAAACAATCGTATTAATACAAATGTCTTTTGAACACGATAAATATATCATTGCGAGGGAACTCTTATCAAAAGAAACATGTAAAATAGCTGAACAATATTGTTTATTTAAAATGTTAAATGAATCTGAAACTGAAGATCATCAGGTACCGGGTACACACGCCGTTTATGCGGATAGTCTAATGGAAACTTTGTTACTTCATACAAAACCTAAAATTGAAGAACTAACGGGTTTAAGTCTAATGCCAACATATTCGTATTATAGGGTTTATAAACCAGGTGATGTATTACCGGATCATAAAGATAGATCTGCATGTGAAATTTCAGCTACAGTTACACTAGGAATTAGACACATTGGAAAATCTGATAATTATCGGTGGTGTCTACACAGTTATGTAAATGGTGAAAAGAGATATTTAGAATGTAATGTTGGAGATGCTGTTATTTATAAGGGGTGTGAAATAGAACATGGAAGAGATAAGTTTGATGTTGATGAATATTCATATCAGGTTCAATGTTTTTTGCATTACGTAAATGTAAATGGTCCTACTTACACTGAAGAACTTAAGTATGATAGACGACCTTCTATTGGATTTAAAGTAAAGGAAACTATTGTAAATAATG